TATTAATTCTGCTCTATTAGATGTTCCTGATGATTTATCCCAATAATAAATAGGTCCGCCTCTAGGATTTATAATTAAATCATCACCAAAATTATCTTCAGACCATAATCTTAACTGATTTTTATAATCTATTGCGGCTGTACTACCCCATGCTGTATTGTCTATTAATCCACCCCAATCACCTGCTCCCCATCCTGTACCTGCACTATAACTACTAGAACCAACATCTAAATAAGCTAAACCTGTAACTGATGAACCTCCTCCTGTAGTTGAAGCATTTGCAGTTACATTACCCGTTAATTCAAAAGTAGTTGTTGATGGTGTAGTAGTTACTGTTTGTGTGCTAAACGAATCATCAGCAACAGCATTAAAAAAAGTTAAGTTTTGTCCTCCTATTGTTCCTGTTAATCCTGATATTTTTACTAAATCTCCTGAAGATAATCCATGAGGTGTTGTTGTTGTAAATGTATAAGTATTTTTAGTATTGGTACTTGCAACAGGATTTGTACCAAAAACTAAAGTTGTAACAGGTGTAATATCTGATGGTACTGTACCTTCTACTATAGAATACCTTGAAGTAGTTCCTATACCTGTATATCTAGTATTATCATTTGCTCTATATAGGTATATAGAACGAATACTTGAATTACTATAATTTCCTGTAGAAAGAGTTATCCAATTTGACCATCCTCCAAGTTTTTCAGGTATTCCATTAAAAAAACGAACTAAATTACCATTAAACCATTGATTTCTAGCAGTATAACGAGAACCAATTTTATTAAGACCTGGTGGTGGTGTAATATCAGTAATAGGCATTTTATTTCATTGCCTTTCTAATAGCTTTCATACCTCTTTGTCCAAACCAAAACGAGATTATAGTTGAAAATAAAATTTTTGATTCTTCATCCCAACTATTTATAATAGCTTGATAAGCATCATCACCTTCTTGTATTGCTACATAAACAGCTAATCCTTTAATAAGACCAAATACTACAAAAAAGAAATAAGTAATTACAGGTCTAACAGATGCTTGTAAAGCAGACACAAAAGATGATTTATTAGCTTTAGCTAATTCAGATGCGTGTTTGTATATATTTTCAGCTTCAGATACATCAGCTTGTGCATCAAGTTCTTCTACTTTTAGTTTACTAAGAACTTCAGCGTGTTTTGCTTGAGCTTCTAATAATTTTAACTGATGACGATTCTTTTGTCCTTGTTCTAAAAATGAAAGAACACTAGGGAGAAAAGAAGTTCCAAAGCCGAGTAAACTGCCAAAAAGTGATAGCATAATTACTCCTTAAATAACAAATAGACTCCGTATCCGCCTAAACCTAAAGCTAGAATAAATAAAATAATTGAAGATAAAAAATAACCAATAGCTAAAAGTATCCATGAAACACCTAAAACTATATGAGGTTCTTTTGTCCACTCAATTAATGTAAATACATTTGATTTTATTTCTTCTATTATTTTGTTTAACATATTATCTCCTAATTTAAACTTCTTGTAATAACTTGAGCTACTACTAATACAGTTCCTCCAACTACTGATAAAAGAGTAGCTATAATAAAATATTCTAATCTTTTAACTCTTTCTAGTGTTTCTTCTGCTAATTGTTCACATGATTTTACATGATCAACTAACTGTTGTTCAATTACTGCAACTTTTTTATCTACTTCTGCAACAGTTACTTTAGCCATTTTAAACTCCTATCAATCACTAGCTTCTATTAAAAAATGACCTGATATAACATTAGCAGGTGTTGTAAATCTTAAACCACCAAATGTATTCCAAGAACCATTATTTGTTGCTCCCATAGAAACTTCTACTACATAAGATTTATCTGCATCTAAACCTGATCGAGAATAAATTTTACCAAAACCATAATAAGGATTTCCGTTACTTGATTGATAAGTAGGGTCTCTTTGCATACAAATTTCCCACCAAATATCTTGTTGATTTGATGAACCAACACCACTTAAAGGAACTGTCCATGAATTTGTTACACCATTTGTAAGTTGTGCAGTAGTTAAACTATTGCTTCCTAAATCGGTTCTCATTCCTGATCCTAAAAAGTTTCCTACACCTGTAGCATTGCCAGTTGTTATTGGTTGAATGGTTAAATTTCCTGCTGAATTTATGCTCATTTGTAGAGCACCTGTAAATTTATATTTATTATAATTAGTTGAGTTTAAAAAGTTATTAGTAACAGTACCTGTTGCAGCATTTCCTGATGCTATTTTTCTCATAATACTGTTATCTAAACTTAAACCAACATTTCCTGTTGTAGCACTTGTAACTATTTCATTAGCAGTTCCTGTAACCTGAGTAACACCTGGTGAAGCTGATTCGGATTGTTTCATAACTCCTGCACCTGTAGAATATAAAAGAGCATCTTTACCTGCCGCTATTGTTATTCCAGAGTCTCCATTTGACATTTTTAATACAAGACTTTGAGCAGTTGAATTTTTAAATAACCACATTTTTTTTAATGTAGATGGTTGTATAATAACATTTCTTGAAGCTGTAAGAACAGTTCCTGTGTCAGTAAATTCTAAAATTTGTTCACGACCACTAGGAGAACCTGATGAACCTGTTGTTGCATTTGCAACTGTAATTGTTAAATTAGCATCAGATGTAAAATTTTTTGAATTATATTGAAAACTTTCATCAACAATATCTAAATTTGTATTGGTAGTTGTACCCCAAGTACCTGCTTCATCACCTTGAGCTATTAGTTTTAATCCTAAATTACTAAATGTAGCCATTATTTAATCCTTTATGCAGCAATTTCAGTCCAATTTGGGTCTTGATTTGTATCAATTTCACTCCAAACTAACACATTTGATGTAGATACTGAAGCAAAAACTCCAACAACATCAACATCTGCACTTAGTGATATACTTACAGTACCTATTGCTGTTGATGCTGAAACTTTTGTTGGGAATACAGTTGCTCCTAAACTAATAGTTGTACCTGTTCCTAAATTTGCATTTCCTTTTATTTCTGCATTTTCACCTACAGTAACACCAAAACCCATACCACTGTGATTAAGACAATAAGTATAAAGCTGTGAAGGAGCATTATCTGCTACAGTAATTTGTGTGTAAGCTCCTGCCTGACCTGGTGTTCCTACTACAGTTACACCATCTGTATACTCTGAACCACCATTCCAAGAACCATTATCCGTTGTAGAAAATCTCATTGGGTGATTATTGTTGCTTGAATCTGACTGATCAAACTTATAAGTAAATCCTTTATGCAGTGCAGTAGGCATTTGTTGTTGAATGCCATTAACAACATATTTATTACCACTGCCAGTGCTTTTTACTGTTATTACAAAATCTTCATCTTGTCTTGGTTTAGCAACAGTATCTATCTTGAAGTCTACAGAATTTAATGAGGCATTAGCTTGAACGCCTGTCATAGTTAAAACACAATCTAAGCTAAGAGTTTCGTTTCCAAGTTGAGTTGTTCCTGTTACAGGAGTTTCTAAAACAATAACAACATTGCCTTCAGTAGCAATAGAATAAGGGCCTATAGAAGCTGTTGCAAAAACACCTGATACAAATTCTCCAAGTTTTCCTTCTTTTGCTTGTGCTTGTACACCTGTAGGTAAAACAGTAACAAACTGTCCTGCTGAAGCGTTTCCAATTTGTCCTGTACCTGTAACACCTGTTACAGATATAACGACATTTGTTGAGCCAGAAGAAGAAAATGTATCTTGTGCGTATGTAGTAAATCCATAAGACATTTTTTATTCCTTTTTAAGTTCAAACATTATGGAGCTTCTGTTTCCTCAACTTCACCTGATGGATGAATTGTTATAATTTTACCACTTTGGTATTTAATTACTTTTGTTACAGGTTCATTTGTGTACTCGTCATTTTCATCCACAGGTGGATTACCTTCTTCGTATGAAATAATAAATTCTGGATTTAAAGTAAAACCATCTTCTGTAGTGTAACAATATTTAAAACCTTCAAAATCTTCTGGTAATGTATGTTCAATATTTTCATGTATTGTTGAATTTTCTAAATTAAGATCATTGTAAAAAAAGAAAAAATGATTTGCATCTCCTGATCCATCACCATCAACATCACCTCTTAATCCAATTTTTTTATTACCTTCTTGATCTGATACTTCTTCCATAACAATGCCTTCATTTGCATTACAAATAACTGCATTATCAGAATTTGTTTTTAAAATTGTGGTCATTATTATCTCCTATAAAAAATCTGGTTTAGTTGGAAATTCAACATCTGGAAAACCCTCTTGTGCAGGTAAATCCCTTAATGTTCGTCTATATCTTTCGGCTTCAGTTTTTTGTTCATCTGTTAAAGGGCTATCAGAAGCTAAAGCCCAATCACAATCTTTTAACAATATGTTTCTTTCTAATCTAAAATCTTTTTTTGCATCAGCTAAAGTTGTTTCTTCATCTGGTACAATAGTTACATCTATATCAACATATTCTTTTGTTGTTGCATTATATACTCTTTGTGTTGCCATAATTTTTTAGCCTATAATTGCGTAAACTGATATTACGCCTTCCATAATTGCCCTAGATATTGTTGCTTGACTGCTGTTACCGCAATAAAAATAAAAACCATCTGCATAATTGCTAGTTGTTGCAGCATCAGCCGAAGATATACTTAAAACTCTTGATTGAGAATGATTACCAGACTCATAACGCCAAGAAGCATCATAATATAAACTACCATTTCTAAGTGAATTTGTATAAACTGCTCTGCACACTAATTGACCACCATGTCCACTAGCATTATTATAAGTTTGTTTTTCTTGAGTAGCTGTGTTTCCACTATACAAATCATAGCTTGTACCATTAGACCAATTTAAAATAAATGCAGTTGATTGTGTTTTACTGTTATTAGTAGCATTTCCAGAATTACTATTCATATATGTAAAAGTATTATAAGTCGGACCTGTATAAACACTTGAATTTCCATTATAAGGAAGCATACATAAAAAATCTCCACTTCCTGCAAAATTAAGAGCATGAACATTAATTTCATACGATCTTACATTTGCTGCTGTATACTCTTCTGGTAAACTAATTAAAACATTTTGTGCTGTGCTTGAGCCATCTACTCTAAAATCATAAGAGCCACAGAATATTCTAGCGTCTCCACCACCACCATCAGAAATTTCTTTTGTAGGTAATCTTAAATTAGTTGTTTGAATAGCTTCACCAGCAAGTGGATTATCAGTATCAGCATTAATAGTTGGATCAGGAGTTGTATTAGTTACTAATGCTCCTGTTGAACTTACATAATATTTTGTACCATGTGTTAGTGATGACTGATTTTGTTCAATACCTTCACTATTAAAAGGTAACACTGTAATTGTATCTCCTGCACTACCAAATTGTTGCCCAAAACCAAAAGACAATGCTTTGTTTGTAGTGACTGTAGTTAAAGTATGTGGAATATTACCAGAGCTGTAATAGATTCCATATGTGTTAACACTTATTGAAGTTATTGTATTTTGATTTTGTCTATGTAGTTGAAGCCATTTACCAGCATTAGCATTACCAATACTTGTAATTGACATTGTATCTACCATAGCAAGAAACTTACCATACTGATAAGCATCGTTAAGTCCACCACCTGTAACACTCGTTTCAACAGAAAGTGAATTTCCACTTGGTTGATAATAGTTTAAACTTTGTCTAAAGCCATTACCATATATAGGATACACACTTGAATAAGGAGATAAATACCTATCATTAAGGTAATCATAAAGAAACATTTGAGCTGGTGACATATTAAAAGTTGATGAGGCATTAGCTGAATGTAATGTAGTTACAGTTAAAGACGATGATCCTGGTACAATAACAAATGTTCTAAAATAATAATTACTAGACCATTTATGCATATAAGAAAGCACAACTCTGCCTTTACCATCAGCTTTTTGAAATTGAACATTCCAATAACTATTATTATCAAATGTTCCATTGCTATTATCTGTTGTTAACTGTTCAGTATATTTTGGAGACCATGTATAAGAATTAGCATTACCTGTATTTTCCCAAACAGTAAATCTATTTCTTCTATTAGTGTCTAACCAAAAAACACAAGTATAATCGTTTGTATAATCATACATAACTCTAACAGGTCTAGGTTGACTAGTAAGTTGAGAACTATTTCCATTTATTGAACTAACAGTAGAAGTACCTAAATCTGATACTGAATATGCACTTCCAGTCCATGTAACTCTTCTTGCAGATATTACAAATCGTGAAGTATAAGGATGACCATAATAGACATAATTTTGACCAACAGTAACAAAATCAATAGCGTCAGTAGTCATGCTTTTAACAGAACTATCTGCTGTAAAGAAATCATCAGCAGTAGTTCCATCATTTCTTTGTATTAATTTTTGCCTTGGAAATAAGTTTACAACATTACTACCATCAATAGTAAATGGAGTTGCATAGTAACTTTCGTTACCAGCACTATGTTTGTAATGCCACATAATAAACCAAGTACCACCAGCAGAGCTGTTCATGTTTTTATGCCATCTTAAATAATGCTGTGCTGATGATGACCTAAAACTGGACCCTGTTCCTTGGAAAGCTGTTCCTGTAACAGAATTATTATCTGGACTATTAATTCTATAATCACCTGATGGAATTGACCATGTAGAAGATGCTGAGTCATAGTTAAATATCTGTATGTATGTACGACTACTTGTTGCTCCATAGACAAAACAATATCTACCTGAATCATTAGCACAACCCATAGTTGATGTTGGGTATTCACCCATATAACTCATGTCACCCATCTGGTAATTACCTTGAGGACCTGCCGTACTAGATGAAGATTGTCCTAATGATAGATTTTGAGTTGTTGTCGTTCTTTTAACTTTTTTAGTTTGACCATTACTTTCTCTTGTTACAACATTGCCGGGAGATATAGGGTCTGAACCAGATGCAACAACCATATCAATTTGGTTAGTGTCTTCTAAAAATGCCGCTCTTTCAGCAGGATAAGTTGTAAAGACTGTTGATGTACCTGCTAATGTTATTTTTGCTCCTGAATTAGAGCTTTCTAAAACTGTATCTCTGCTTAAAGTTGTTCCACTATGAGTATAAGTACCAATGCCAACTTCAAAATTATTACCAGATTTTATTGCATAATATGTTTGATTTCCATCACCAATAACTGAAAACGCTTGAAAACCAGCATCTGCTGATCCAAGCGTAATTGTTCCTGTACCAGTGGTAGTGGTTGAAACCTTTACCCTATCTTTTACAACTATTGCCATAAAACATTAAACTATTCTAATTATAGCGTTAGTTGCATCTGGAGTAGGAAATTGAATTGTAAAATCTCCACTTGTTGAACTTTTATCAGAACCAAAGTCTAAAACTGCAACAGCAGTATCTGATTTAGTATCATTAAAAATTAATGCACCTCTTGCTGTAATTGTCGAACTACTAAATGTAACATTATCAAAATCAACAAATGCAGTTGTACCGCCTGTTGTGGGCGTTACATTGGTAAGAACTGCACCTTTAGCAGTATAACCTGTTCCACTTGCTTCATTAGATGTAGTATATGCAGTTGTTGTAGCACCTAAAGTAGCTGAACTTGTATATAAAGCTATATTAAATGTATCACCACCTGCACCACTTGTTTTGAAATTATGTCCACCTTCAAGAAGTTCTTTTTTAAAAGATGTGCACATTGCTTGAGTAATTGCCATTACATTCTCCTAATTATATCAGAGCCACATTTATGACCCTCTTTTTCTAAAATATATACTAATGTAGTTCTGTCAGATTGAACAGCTTTTTTCATATAATCAAGAACAACAGTATATATTTTGTTTTTAAACTCTTTTGCTTGCTGTTGCAATACAGGATCAACATTATCTGAGTATTGTAAAATTCTATGTGTTGCTTTTTCTGCCCAATATTCTATTGGATGTCCTGAATATTCTGTTGTATCAACAAGAACATTTCCTAATGACATTTCTGTATCTACTGTAATTGACATTATACCTCCTTTATTCTACTTCTTTTCTTGGTTGCCCATATCTGTAGCTATCTTGCATACTTTTTCCTGCTGATTCGTTTCTTAGTCTTACTAGTGCTTCTTGATATTGACCTTCATATAACTGTTGCATATCAGCTTCGCCTTTTAAAAATAAATTTGCTTGTACCATACTTCCATATAATAAACTTTCAGGAGCATTAGTTCCTAGCCAAGTTACACCTCCTGCAACTTCTGTTATTGATGGAGGACTATAAAAATAATGTAATTCTGTTGTAAAACCACTTGATGGTGTTGGAGCTAATATAAATGTATCATCATCAAAAAGAGCATAATATTTTGGTTCACCTTGAGTTGTTGCATTTGGAAATGCTTCTCTTAAAAAAGCAACTTCTTTAAGCAATAAGAAAGATTGTTTATTATCACTTGTAACAGATAAAGAATAAGGTGCTAAAAAATCAGAAGGAGTAGCAAGATATTGAGTTCCTGCTGACATTTGACCTTCTACATTTTTTCTAAAATTAGGTAATTGACAGCTTCTTAATATTCTATCTTCTGCACTTTTTATAAAATTATCAATATTATTGTTAAAAGTAGTTTCATTAGTATTAGCATAATCTTTAATTGCTTGTGTTAATGTAGTGTAAGTAAATGACATAATTTAACTCGTTATTATTGTTACAGAACCTATTGTTCCGTTAATTATTAAATTTCCTCCTCCCCCACTATTTCCATTACCTACAGGATCAAAAGCTGTCATTTTTCTGCTTTCTTGTAAATTTTGATCAGGTCTTGCAAATGGTAATGCTTGTGCATCAATAAACTTATATCTTCCTTGAAAATTTTGACCTTGGTCTTTATCCCATACATCTTTTCCAACTAAAAATCCTGTTTTGTTACCACCTACAAATTCTTGTTTTAAATCTTTTAATTTATAACGAAAACCTGTCCTGTCACAAAATCCAAAAGCGTGTTTTCCTGTAGCGTATTTAGGCATTACTCACCATAACTATAACTATAAGGAACAAATTGAAAAGATGCTTTTACTCTATCTTCTTGAGCAGCTAAATCAAATTGTTCTATGTAATAATCTCTTAACATAACAGCTCTTTCTGCAAGTTCTGGCTTTTTCATTGCAATATGAAAAGCAAGACCTGCAATAAGAGCAGGTAAAAATCTAACAGGTACATCAGCATTATTACTTGCTGTATCGCCTACATCAAAAATTCTTCTTAAATAATAATAGCAAAAAGTATAAGTTTCTGCACCATCAGGCACGGGCCAAAAGTTAATAACAGGTGCTTCTCTTTGTCTATTAATCCATATTTGAATAGGTCTGCCTTCTGTTAATTTATTTGGTAAAGTTGAATATGTAGAATTACTTATTCTAGTTATTGGTATATCATTTTGTTTACTAGAATCACCTGCATTAGTTCTTATAGTATATTCAATTAAATCAATTATATCTGAACCTAATGTATATTCTGAAGTACCTTGAGTTAATACTTGTGTTCCTTTTGCAACAGTCCATAAGTTAATACCTCTATTTTGCCATTCAAGACATAATAAATCTAATGATCTTCTAGCAGTACGCAGATCATAACCTGTGCGAAGTTCAACACCTGCTCTTTCAAATGCTTCTTCGCAGATTTCACCTATGTCTAAATTAAATGCTGATGTATTTGTTACTGCCATATTTATTCCTTATTATTTCTTTTTATCAGAATATTTATCTAAAAGAAACAAAAGAAAGTCTCTTCCTACTTCTATATCTTTAAAACATTGTACCATATTTTGTTCAGAAGCGTTAGGATCAATTATTTGCATAATAGCTTGACCATAGCTTT